GGAATGCCAAGTGCAAGTATTCCGTCTACGTTCACGCAAGCAACAACACCTTCTGCTAATCCATTCTTACAAGGTATAGGTGCTTACACAACATTGTCACAGATCGCACCTTTTGGTGGCGGTGCTTCTTCAACTAAGGGTTAGGCATGGTTGATATAAATACTGCCATAAGTAATTACAGAAAAGGTTTAGGATCTCCTAATTTACCAGTTCCTAAATTATCGCCTGAATTATTAAAAGCATTAAATGTTGGTGGTAAAAGAATTGGTTTAAGTGATTTGTTTCCTAAAGGAGTGCCTGGTGCTACTGGCTTCGATGAAGGTCAAAAAGGTTATGAAAATTTTTTAATAAATAAATTAGGTATTGATAAAAATAAATTAGATCCTTCAAATAGAAACAGAGCTGGTGAGTTTATTCAAAATATAACTGACGTAGCTGCTCCATCTCTTTTTGCATTAGGAAAAGATTTTGAAAAAGGAATAGCAGCACTTAATCCAGGTGGTGCTAAATTTTCTTCTCCATTTGAAAGTAATCTTGGACAATACCTTTTTGGGGAACAATCTGATACATCTTTTGCAAAAGATCCAAAGACACAAGCACTAGGACAAGATATATTAAGACAACTTTCTGCTCAAGATCGTATGCAACAAGGTCAATCTTCATCTGTTATACAAGATGAGGCAGAAAAACAAAGACAAATAAAAGCTGGAATAGATACTTTAGATAATGCAACAGGAAATCTGCCCGAACAATCTCCAACTGGTAAATTTTCAGATCCAGAAGCTGAAGCATCAATAGCTCAACAAAATTTAGATAAAGAAGCGGAAGAAAAAGCAAAAGATGCTGTGCTTGCTGCTGAAGATGATGCAGAAGCAAATTCTGGACAAGATTTACCTGTAAGTGAAGAAGAAAAGAAAAAACAAGCTCAACAAAGTTTGTTTAAAGAAGCTATGAATGACATAAATAATATTTATGGTAAAGACTCTGGAACAGGTAAAACAAGAAAAACTTTAGCAGAATATAAAAAAGATTTTGCAGAAGCTACTGGTATTGATGTATCAGGTGAGCCTGATAATAAACTAGCACTTATGTCTTTAGGTTTATCTCTAATGCAAAACAGAGCTGGTAAAGGTTTTAACTTGTCTAATATTATAGGAGCGGCAGGAGAAGCGGGTCAGAAAGCTATGCCATTATTTGAAAAAGCAAAAGCAGATGCCCGTGCTGGTCAAGTGGCTGCTGGTAAGTATGCTCTTGGCGAAACAAAAGCTGATAGTTTAGCAGCGTTAGCAACAGCTAAAGAAAAGAGAAAAGCTCTTGCAGCGTTATCAACTCAATTTAGAGATGAAAAGTTTAAAAGACAGCTTGAATATATTAAACACAATAATAATATGCAGATTAAATTACTTGAAAATAATATGAAGCCTATAGATGCAAAAGGTAAAGTAACCACACAGACATTAGAAGGTAATAATTTTCTTAAAGTAGATACAGCTTTTGTAACAGGATCAAAAAACAGAGTATTCTTAGCACCTGTTCAACAATCAGAAAAACACGCTAATATGTATGTTAACGTATTAGAAGCAGGTGGTAGTATTGATGAAATGCAAAACATTTTAAAATCAGTAGGTGAAGAAGGTGGATCAACAGCATTTACATTATTAGGTGCTAGAGTTAAGAAATTTTTAAAACCTCTTGGTATTGGTGACACAGATTATTCAAAAGGCATTGATGAAATTGTTAAAAAAGATATTAGTGCAGAAGAAAAAGTAACTGCAATTCAACAAAGATTAATATCTCAATATAAAAAGTTTTTAACAAAAGAAACAGGTAATGGTGTTTCTGAAGGTGATATTAAAAGGCTTGAGGCTTTAATGGCAAAAATTGACCTTACACAACCTTTAAGTTCAAATATAAATAGATTAGAAGAGCTTAGAACAATATTTGATGCACCAAAAAGAGCATTAGAAAGTCAATTTAATTCATTTTCAAAACGAGAAAATTTTAGAAATGATGAAGAATATAATAAAACTATGGCTATTATTAACAAAGCCATATCAACGGGAACTGATGATTTATATTCCTCTAATTTTGTTGATGGTGTATTTACAATTGATTTAAGAAAGAAATAAATTATGGGTAAAGTACAGTTAAACACGCCTGAAGGAACGATTAACATACTTATCGAAGGCGATCAGCCTAATGTTGAAGAAAGAATAAAAATAGCCAACATATTAAGAGATAGAGGAGCTGGTAAATCTGTTAGTGGAGAGCCTTCTGGAGAAGAAAAGTTAGAACAATTGTTCGATACTAACACAGGAATTAAGAGTGCTTCTTTGCGAGCTGCATTGTCAGCAGCAGAAAATAACGATGAAGAAGCAGCTATACTAGCTAAATTTGATTTAGGTGAAAGTGATTATATTCGTGACAAGCGTGGTAGATTAGCCCTTACACCTGAAGGTGCATCTAAGTTTGGTCAAGAAACAGATAAAAATATACTTATAGATGAGGATGGATTCAGTCGTTATGACTTAGCCGATCTTGCTGGAATAGCACCAGAGCTTATCGGTGGTATCGGTGGAGCTATTGCAGGACAGATAGCAATACCTATTCCTATTCTTGGAGCAGCCATCGGAGCTGGAGTTGGTGCTGGAGCGGGTCAAGGAGTAGAAGAAATTGTTGAAGCTGGAGCTGGTGTATCAAAACAATCGGCTGGAGATATAGCCAAAGACATAGCAACAGAAGCAGCCATAGGTTTTGTTGGAGATGGATTGTTCGGATTACTTGGTAAGGCTTTTGGTGTTGGTAAAAAATCATTGCAAGCTGGTAAAGAATTAACAGCCGAAGAACTTGAGACTGCTGGTAAATCAATTGAGATGGGTATATTGCCTACATTATCAGCGATCAGAGCGCCATCAGTTATTGCAAGAGCGCAAGGTATTGGAGAAAAAATATTTAAGACATCTGATCGTTTAAAGAAAAACGGTGAGGTTATGGCTCAAAAGATAAATGATTATAAATTACAAGCTGGATCAAACACTGCTGACGAAGCAGGTGATGCTTTACTTCAAGGCTTAAAAGAGAATAACAAAGCACTTATTAAAGCGGAAGAAGAAGCAAGAAAAGCTGTATTAAAACAATTTGAAGATACAGCTAATTCTTTTGGAGCTGCTTTAAACAGAAATGCAAGTATTGATGATGAAGCCTTTGAATTATTAGCAGAGGCTCAAAAAGGTTTTAATGGTTTGATGACTCAAAACTTTAAAGCTGTTGATAAATTAATGCAATCAACTGTTGGTGCAAAAGGATTTATTCCAATAAAAGAATTTGATGCAAAGGTTAATCAACTTCTTAAAGACTACGCTGGTGTGGACGATAGATCAGGTAAAGTTATTATAGGCGCTTTACAAGGAATGCAAAAAGTTGGTGGTAAATCATTTAACAAAAAAGCATCATTTAATCAATTATATATTTTAAGAAAGTCATTAAATGATACAGCTATGTCTAATTCATCAACTGTTAAAGACACCCTACAACCATTTGTAAAAGATATAGATAGAATATTAAACAGCACAGATTTAGAATCAGCCGCTCAAGGCGTTAAAATGACAGGTGATGAAGTTGATTTGTTGATGAAAGCATCTGGAAGTTTAAATAAAGCAAGAGCTGATTTTGCTAAAGGAAAACAACTTTTAGAAGATTTAGATGGAAACAAAGTTTTAAAAGACTTAGATGATTTTGTAAGAAATAAAGTAGAGCCAATAGATCCTAAAATATATAAAGATTTGATAAAACCAAACAGTCCTAAATTTTTAGAAAGAGCTTTTGCAGTTTTAGATGAGTTTGGAAGACCTGGTGCTTCTCAAACATTAAGAGAAGAATTGTCAAACAACTTTGTTAAAGATGCTTTAACTAAATCTGGTATTGACTCATTTAGCACGGTAGCATTTAGTGGTAAGGCGTTTGCTGATGCGATTGACGGTCTTGGTACAACTGGTAAAGTTTTATTTGGTGGAGATACTCAATATAATGCAATCAAGTCTTTAGCTAATCAGGTAAGAATAACATCATTAGGCAAAATAGATGATAATTTAATTGATAACATAATATCTCAAGGTGGAACTCAAGATTTAAAAGGGTTACTAAATAGCGTTAAAAATGCTCAAATAAATTTACATAATTTACAAAATAGTAATGTAAGAAACAAACTTGCTAATGGTAATCTTAACGCTACTGAAGCTGGTGAACTAATAGCAAACAGCTCTACGAAAGCTACAGATATACAAGATATACTTACTTATTTCAGAACACAAAACGACACTGAATCAATTGAGAAAATTCAAGGTTATTTTATGAATGGTTTAATTGATGACTTTGGTGAAACTGTTATGACTGATGCTAAAAAATTAAGTAAGTTTGCTGATCGTATGTTAGATGCTTCAAAAGGTGATAAATTAAATGTTCTTTACGGAGATGCAATGGGTAAAGAAATGACTGAGTTTGCTAAAATATTAAAGTTTAACGCAAGAACTGCTGAAGGTGGTGATCTTGTGGCTGCTAATATAGCTGCTAGTCCTCTGCAAAATTTAGGTAAGTTAGCAAAGTTTACTGTGTTAGGTAGATTTTTAACATCAGCACCTTATTATAGTCAGATAGTAAAACAATATAAGAATGGTGTAAAAACTGCTAAAACAGACGCAGAAAGAGCTAAAACTCTCGGTCAAGTTATAAGAAATGCTTTTTCACAAGCACCTGGTCAGATGTTTCAAGAAGGTGTAAACGAAGGAGCAGATCAATTAGAAGCTCTTGCAGATAACTACGGAGTTACCTCTGCGGTTCAAAATGCAACTAACCAAGTCCGAACAAATGTTCGGAATCAAACACCAGCAGGTACAGGAATAAACGTAACTCCACCCGCAGCTAACACAGGATTAGGAGCAATCAACGTAAATTCACCAGGCACAGGAGCTTTATTAGGTCTTAGTCCTGTAAATCAAGCAATAGCAGCAAGGCAAACACCATGAACATAGATGAGTTAAGAGAAGAAATAAAAAGAGATGAGGGCAGTGTTAATTCTGTATACCTCGATCATTTAAATTTACCGACTTGTGGTATCGGACATCTTATTACTGAATGGGATGAAGAGTATAACAAGCCAGTTGGAACTACCATATCAGAAGATCGTGTTAAAGAATTGTTCGCAAAAGACATAGAGATTACTATATCAGAATGTAAAGAGTTGTTTGATACCTTTGATGATTTACCAGAAGAAGTACAAAAAATCTGTGCGAACATGATGTTTAATATGGGCAGACCTCGTTTATCTAAATTTGTTAAGTTTCGTGAAGCTATATCTAAAAGCGATTGGCTTGAATGTGCCATACAAATGGAAGATTCGAGATGGCACAAACAAGTAACCAAAAGAGCTGATCGTTTAATAAAGAGAATGGAAGACTTAGGTGTTAAGGAACAAGTCGCTTAGTTATTAAGTGTTCCTAAACCTAAACGAGTAACATTGTCATCATCTTTAAATCTATCTTTGTAATCTTGATCAACCCATATAGATATTTGTTGACGTATATTACGTCTTTCATCATCACAAATACGTTTTAGTTTATGATAAGTATCAGTATCAATACCAATTGACTTGAATTTTTTTGGATCTGCCATTATAGTAACTCCCATGTATAACAATAATAAACGAATTATAACCAGAAAAGTTGGGAAACCCAACAAGTATTTTGCAAAAAAGACAGTTGCAATGGGATTAAAGTTTGATTCTAGGTGGGAAGCAGAGCGTTGGGGTCAACTTAAATCAATGGAAAGAGCTGGTGCAGTACAGCAATTAGACAGACAAATTAAATATGAATTAAATGTAAACGGTCAAAAGATATGTAATTATATTGCTGACTTTACATATTTATTAGTAGACGAAGATGGATCGTCAAGATTCATTGTTGAAGATGCTAAAGGCGTTCTCACGCCTGAGTTTAAGCTAAAGAAAAAACTTATGCTTGCCATACATAATATAGATATATTATTAACTTTTAAAAAAAAATGATAGAACAGGTATTGACTTTGTTGTAACTAGTGCTATATATGAAGTTCTAGCGTAAATAAAAAGGAGGTCAATTATGACATCATTTACAAACTACTTTGAGATGGATGACCAGAAACTCATCGAATCTCGTAAGTCTCTTGAGAAAGACATGGAGTCTTTGAAGAAAGATTTACAAACTATTAACGAAGTTTTTGAACACAAGTATGGTAATACTGCTCGTGACAAACTTAGAGAAGCTGGTAAGGACTTTGGTTCTACTAGTTTTATGATAGCAAATAACATTAAACTTAATGCTACGTTCAGAAAGAAAGTAGAGTGGGATCAAGCTGGTCTTATGACTACACTTGATACTCAAATGGATGCAGACGATGCAAGACACTATGGTAAGATAAGTGTTACTATAGAAGAAAGAAAGTACACATCTGCTCCTCCAGCTATCAAGGCTTTACTTGAACCACATAGAACTGTGGACTTAGCTGGCGTATCATTTAAATTGGAAGAGGTAGAATAATGACATTAAATATAATTACAGCCGAACAACGTATGGCTGAGAAAAAAGGTCATAAGATCGTTGTGTGTGGTCAGAGTGGAGTGGGTAAAACCACTCTTGCTCGGACTTTAGATGCAGACACTACATTATTCATGGACTTAGAGGCGGGTGATGCGGCTATCGAAGGGTGGCCCATAGATGTTATTCGTCCTAAGACATGGGCTGAATGTCGTGACTTTGCATGTTTTTTAGGTGGAGGTAATCCATCATTAACTGACGACCAAGCCTATAGCCAAGTGCATTACGATCATGTTGTGCAAGAGTATGGCGATCCTTCTGAAATGATGAAAAAGTATGATACTATATTTGTAGACAGTATAACTGTAGCAGGTAGATTGTGCTTTCAGCATTGCATGGGTCAACCCGAAAATAGAACTAGAAACGGTACAATAGATACTCGTGCTGTTTATGGTATGCAAGGTCGTGAGATGATGTCATGGCTTACACATCTACAACATATTCGTGAAAAGAATGTAATTTTTGTTGGCATTCTTGATGAAAAAGTTGATGATTATGGTCGCAAACTATTTGATTTACAAATAGAGGGTGCAAAAACTGGTCGTGAATTGCCAGGTATTGTGGACGAAGTTATCACAATGGCAGTTATGACAGGTGACGAGACAACAGGCACATACCGTGCTTTTGTATGTCAGACGTTAAATGAGTGGGGTTATCCAGCAAAAGATAGATCGGGCAAACTCGATGTATTGGAAGAGCCACACTTAGGTAAACTTCTGGCTAAAATGAGTGGCGGATCAAAGCAAGCAGATAAAGAGCTTACATTTGTTGATCCCGCTAAACAACCAACGTCTAGCAACGAAGGAGTAATTAATAATGCTTGACTTAAATAATATAACCCCAGATGAGGGTAACGACTTTTCTTTAATACCACATGGAACTATTGCTCGTGCAATACTTTACATCAAACCACAGATCGATGGAGTTACAATTCCAGACTTGGCTCAAGATGCTATCTTTAGACAGTCAGCTACGTCTTCTGCTAAATGGATTGAATGTGAGTTTACAATCATAGGCGGTCAGTTTGATAAGCGTAAGGTTTGGCATAACTTGTTCTTTGATGGTGACAAGAAGAATGCAAGTGGAGTGTCTATGTCTAAAGAGATAGGACTTAGAACTCTTAGGGGTCTTGTTGACAGTGCAAAAGGATTAAGTCCTGCTGACATGTCTCCAGAGGCTAATGCTTTGAGACAAATACCTAGTCTTGATGCAATCAACGGTATGGAATTTTGCATAAAGATTGCAGTTGAAAAAGGCACTAATGGTTATGAGGACAAGAATA